ATACTGGCGAGCTTTCTGGCCAGTGGTACGTACAGATTTCTCAGACATTGCTGTCTCCATCCTTGAGGTGGCTGCCTCATCAGCAGTAGAGGACCACTCTACTGGACGGGATGTAAAGTCCCGTTTCGGCTTGTGTTATGAGTGGAAACCAAAGTGATCACCATGCCAGACAGCACCGATCTGGTAGGTGATGGGCTGCGGTTCATCGTGGTCGTACTTCCAGTAGGTAGCGGTCAACTCAGGGTTGCCGCTGTAAAGTCCAGCGATGATCCGGACCTTAGCGTGGTTCATGTTCCACTGAGACAGGTAGCCGATGGCCTTGAACAACTCAGCGTTGCCAGTGATCTCAGCAATCTCGACGTAGGTATCAGCGTCGATGCACAGTTCGATGGTGCGTTCCATAGGTGTCACAGGCTTGCTCCCTCACTAAAGCCATAGGTCAGACCCAAGATATCGAACGTATCGAAGAGACGCCAAACGGGGTGCTCAAAGTACCACGTCGTACCGAAGTGCCTCAGAGCATCCTCATGAAGCAGCACTTCGACAGGCTGGCCGTCAGACCAGACGACAGAGGTAATGTAATCAGCGAACGGCTCAAGGAGAGCGGCGAGAGATGTGAGTGTAAGGTTGCTCACAGGCTGACCTCCACATTGAGGTTGTTGTTGTAGGTGATATCGACAGCGGTGTAGCCATGACGCTTCAGGGTGCTGGCATCAAGACTGGACACAAAGCAGCCATGAAAGGGGCTGGACGAGTCTACCACGATGAAGTCATGACCCACAGCGAAGTCATAGACAGCATCAGAGGGTGTAAGGTAATGACGACGACGGGGCACCACAGAGAGAGCGTTAGAGGGAACATACTTGACATCAGCGAGGTCAGCAAACGAGGTAAACTTGGTCCGAGACATGCTCATCACTCCTAGTTAGTTATGTAAAGTTGTAAAGTCAGGACGTAGATTGCCCCGACCCCAAGGTTTTGCCCGATCCCGGCGGCGGCGTCAAGCGGCACGTTGCTACTGAAGATTACATAGCAAACTGTAAGGTTTCGGTGAATAATCCAAACCTTACTGGATTTTGCAGCTAAAAAATACAAACTATACGCGCAGTAAATGACTGAAATATAAGGGTTAATACATTTTATATATGTTTTTGGGGATAAAGTCGCGCAAATGGGGTTAGGGGTTGAGTGGTGAGGAACTTTACGGTGTATAGTGTTCTCTCTTCGTTCCGGGAAGAGGCCTTCGCGACTATATATTATTTTCCAAAAACCTGTATTTTTTATATTATTTAGATAAACTATAACTATACCTATTACAACAACCCCTTGGTTTCCCTACGTTTTCTATGAAACTATACGTAAAGTTTGTAAGGTTAACTACTTTTGCCAAAAGCGTGAAAATCGGCTAAATTCACGTATTAAACCTTTATAATCAACGACTTACATCTAACCTTACTTCACCTGATATGGGAAGCTCTGACACGTTCGTCCGATATGGGAAACACTGACACGTCTATAACAGTGATAGTGTAAAGTATTCAAACCTTACAGCAAAATCGGAACTTGACACGGGGCCGAAAATCGGCATAATGGGGGACCGGAAGCAAGGTGCTTTCGGATTACTGGAGTGGTTGTCATGGCTGCATTTGAAGGTGTTGTATCGCTGTTTGAACGCAACGGTGCTGTAGAGATTCGCCGTGTTTCCAGTGGTGGCTATGCCGCTAGTGAGGTGTCTGATCTTGTGACCGACTTGTTGGAGCTTAAGAAACCCATCTCTAAATGGAGCCTCTGGATCGATGGGATCGACGTGAAGGCCGCCGAATCGTATTCTCCCACTATCATGGCAAAGCTTTGCAAGGCTAACACGGTGGAATTGATTGCTGTTCGTCGCAAGGGCCGGAACGGTTCATTTATGGCCCCGGTTCTGAAGATCACGGCTCCCGGATCGGCCACTAAGGCCGCTCCGAACAAGGCTCGTCTCGGTCGATAATCGTTAAATATCAAGTACTTAGCCCCCTAGGTTTCGGCCTAGGGGGTTTTTTTGTGCCCTGTTTATAGACACTTAGGAGGGGGGCACATGGACACGCGAACGACGGCGGGTGGGGGCATAAGTAAGGTCCATAAACCGAGACCCCTTGACAGCAACTACCCCTACTGATAAGCATATTCGGTACTTACACATATCGGGAGTTCGCTTATGCGAACCATACCAGTCGAGCATTTGCGCCGCGCGCTGCGGTACAACCCGGAGACAGGGCAGATTACGCGCGCGCCGCACTGGAAGCCCGTGGCCATTAAAGCCAATGGTGTAAAGTCCGGTTCTAGTATCGAACTTGGCGGTGAGCGGTACTCTGCCAAACGTGTAGTGTGGGCATTGATGACAGGAGAGTGGCCCCCAGCACATCCGGGGTATATCCGGCACCGCAACGGCGATCCCAAGGATTTGCGGTGGAGCAACCTATACTCCCGCGAAGAAGGGTCACATTGCGCCCGGTGCGGGGAGGTCAAACCAGTTACAGAGTTCCATACCCGGAGCACCACGAAGCGAGGGTTGCCTCGGTACTCGGCGTATTGCAGGCCGTGTACTGCGCTTCGGCATAAGGAACTTCCAGACCATGCGCACCGGTACAAGGTTGCAAGATATGGTTTGACCACTGATGCCTACGCGCAGATGATGGATGCCCAGAACGGTGTGTGCGCCATCTGCAAGAGTCCCTCCACTAGTAAGCGATTGGCGATAGACCACTGCCATACGACAGGTAAGGTCAGGGCACTCCTCTGTCAGAACTGCAACGTCTCGCTAGGCGGGTTCAAGGATGACCCCCGACTGCTACTTGAAGCTGCTAAGTACCTGCTAAGATATCGGGTCTGAAAAATTTCCCCATCCAAAAACCAAGGTGTAAAGTTACAATCCCCCCTTGTAGTCCGCTCCCCCAAATGCTACCCTTTCAGCATGGACAGCCTCCCTCTTCACCTAACCAAGTGGACCGACCGCCTCGCGTTCGATGTGGCCCTCTGTCTAGAGGGTTCGGGTGAGACGCTCGACGAGATCAAGGATCGGCACCGGATCGACGCCAATACCCTCTTGGTTTTCAACCGAGACAAGGTCTTCCTCAAACGTGTGGAGACATACCGCGAGGAGGTGCGCGAGAAGGGACTGACGTTCCGACTCAAAGCGCGGGCACAGGCGGAAGAACTCCTGACGACAAGTTACATGTTGATCCACGACCCAGCAGTGTCCCCCGCCGTGAAGGCCGACCTGATCAAGAGCACGGTGAAGTGGGCCGGTCTGGAGCCAAAGAACACCGAGGACAACTCCGTCGGCGGTGGCGGGGTTAAGATCATGATCAACCTTGGGTCATCCCCGTCCGATATGAAAGTCATTGACGCGACCGCCCGCGTGATCGAGAGTGACACCGAAGACTACTCCGACGGAGGCGACGATGATTGAGGAGCACGATGGCTACAGGTGCTACCGGGTTCGGACATCACAGGCCGTCAAACGCCTCGAAGCCACGCTGACCGAAGCAGGTCAGTCGTTCAGAACCAAGATCAACACCACCAAGAAGCGCGGGCGAGAGTTCATGGTGCTCTTGCTGGACGCATGACGTGATCTTTGATTGGGTGTCAGCGATGGTCTTCGAACCCGACAGTGAGCAGCACTTTCACATCGTACCTATAGACGACCTGCGGGACCACACGGCTGATCCTGACTGTTGGTGTGGGCCGACCGAGGACGATGAGGACCCCGGCATCTGGGTGCATCACGCCATGGATAAGCGCGACGAGTACGAGCGTGGTAGGATGAAACACTGACATGGCTGTGGTTATCAACTACACGCCGCCGCCTACGGGCAAGCGGTTCATGGAGAGCAACGCCAAGATGCGGTCCCTGATGGGACCGGTCGGGTCGGGCAAGTCCGTGACCTGCTGCTTCGAGATCGTACGACGTGCGTCCATGCAGGCACCCAACGAGCAGGGCATTCGCCGCACACGGGCGGCTGTGGTGCGCGAGACTGCGAGGCAGCTCGAAGACACCACGATCAAAACCTTCCTCGACTGGTTCCCACCGGGGCAGTGCGGGACATGGCTACGGACTAAGAAGACCTACTTCTTCAAGGTCGGCGATGTCGAGTGCGAGATCATGTTCCGTGCGCTCGACGACGCGGACGACGTGGCCAACCTTAACTCACTGGAACTTACCTTCGCGTGGTTCAACGAGTGCCGGGATATTCACCCTGATATCGTGGACGCCATGTCCAAACGTGTCGGTCGTTTCCCGTCTGCCAAGGACGGTGGTCCGACGTGGCATGGGATGTGGGGCGACACTAACCCGCCGACGATGGACACTTGGTGGTACTACCAGTTCGAGAAGCTCGACCCCAAGGACGGTGTGTCGGCCAACGACAATGGTTGGGATTCGTTCAAGCAGCCATCGGGGCGCAGTCCCTACGCCGAGAATATCGAGAACCTGCCCGAAGGGTATTACGACACGCAGGGCCGGTCAGAAGAGTACATCCGGGTCTTCATCGACGGGGACTATGGCCTGTCCAGTGCCGGTCAGCCGGTGTACAAGTACTTCCGACCTGACTACCACATGGCCAAGCAACCTGTCCGGGCCATCGTCAACGGGATGCGGCCCATCATAATCGGGATCGACTTGGGTCTCACGCCTGCGGCGGTCATCGGGCAGCAGGACCCGAGGGGGCGAGCGCTCATCCTCGCTGAGGCTGTCAGCTTCGACATGGGCATCCAGAGGTTCATGCGCACGGTGCTCAAACCGCTCATCTTCGAGAGGTTCAGTGGGTGCCCGGTGCTCATCGTGACCGACCCTGCGGGTGTCCAGCGGGCGCAGACCGACGAGCGCAGCGCCGTGGATATTATCAAAGCGGAGGGGTTCAAGGTCATCCCGGCCAAGACCAATAGCATCTCGGCGCGGATCAACGCGGTGGATGACTACCTCATGCGGCAGGTGGACGGCGATCCGGGGTTCCTGCTCGACCCGCGATGCACAGCGCTCAAGGCTGCCATGATGGGGGGTTACCGCTACAAGCCCAAGACCGATGGGGCCATTGACAAGAACAAGCACAGCCATGTGGCTGAGGCGCTCCAGTACCTCTGCCTACATCTCCACAGTGGGGGCGAGGCGGGACAGCTTGCGCAGCGCCGGGAAATTAAGCGCTTGTCAGCCGTAGGCTGGACGTGATAGCCTCTCCGAGGCATCACTGCCGTTCTCTCCTCACCTTGTCCCCCTGAAGCGGTTCCTCCTCTTCCTGCTTCGGGGGGATTTTTTGTCTGTTGCACGTACAGACACGCCGTGCTAACTTACCCCAAACATCTTCTATTTGGGATTGCGCCATGGCTATCTATTCGACTAATCCGAAGATGGACACCTCCGGTATCCGCGCCGAGAAGCCCGTTTATGGGTACAATGGCAACCAGATTGGGACGAGTCCCAAGGCCGGTGGGGAATTTTACCTCGAAGCTATCGACATGCAGAGTGAAGAGTACGGCATGGGTAAGACCAAAGCCTTGACATCTGACACCAACATGCGGGCCGCGACTAAACTTGTCGATCAGGGCTACTCTTGCGACCACGCTTTTGACATCGTCGGTAAGGAGTCCATGTGGATGCCTGACAAGGCTGACATGGTGAAGGCCGGTGCCAAGATGGTCAAGAAGATGTCAAAGGGTGGCAAGGGATACTAATCCATGCCAAAGCAACTCAGTTTCACCTCATCCAACCCCAAACTTTCGGCTCACGGAAACATTTCTGTGAGTGGTGGCGGGGATATCAATGCTACTGGAAGTGGTCGTGCCAATCTGGATTATCAACTTCCTAGCGGTGATAGCCTGACGGCAGGTGTTTCTGGGTCTGCCAGTGTCGGACGATCCAAAGGTAGATCATATAAGGGTGCACAGGTGGATGCTGTTGATCTCTCATATACCCGAGGGAATACGTCTATTGGGGCAAGTTACGAACCACAATCAAAGCGAGCGATGGTTCGCTTGACCAAGAGGTTTTAATGGCCGGTCTCACCTTCCTTCGTGTCGTCAGTAATGAAGACCTTGCTCGTCAAGAGAAGGAAGCGTCCGACCGTGCCCTCCAAGAACGGCAGAACCAGCCTGTCATCCTTGGCCTGACGGGTTATCTCCGTCAGTGTTGGGACGTAGCCGAGATGGCCAAGCGGCCCATCGAACAGATCATGCTCCGGGCCATGCGCCAGCGTAATGGTGAGTACGAGGCAGACAAGCTCCAACAGATCAGAAGCCAAGGTGGCTCTGAACTCTATATGATGATCACTGAGGTGAAGTGCCGTGCTGCCGAAAGCTGGCTGCGTGACATTCTCCTCGACAATGGCTCCCCGCCTTGGGACTTGGACGCCACGCCCATCCCCGATCTGTCACCCACGCAGTCGCGCGAGGTGCAGGCCGTCTTTGCCGAAAAGATTCTTGAGATCGTCCAGAACTCGGGGCAGGCACCGACTGTCGCGCAGATGGCTGAGATCAAGGAGATGGTCAGTCAGGACTATCGCTTCAGTGTCCTCCAGCAGTCGCAGAACCGCGCTGACCGGATGAAGATCAAGATTCAGGATCAGTTCCTGCAAGGCGGCTGGGATACGGCGTTCAACGATTTCATCACCGATCTCGTGACGTACCCGGCTGCGTTCATCAAGGGTCCGATTGTGCGTCGGCAGCGTGCGTTGGGTTGGAAGACTTCGCCTGATGGTCGCACGCAGGTCGAGCCGATTGAACGGCTTGGTCCTGAATACGAGCGCGTTGATCCGTTCCGCATTTACCCGGAACCCGGCGTTGGTACCATCCACGAGGGATACCTTTTCGAGCACCACCGTCTATCGCGCACTGAGCTGTCTGAGCTTATCGGTGTGCCGGGATACGACGACGACGCGATCCGCAAAGTCCTTGAGATCGGCAACGGCTCGTCGTGGATCAGCGAAGATGTTGAACTCCAGAAAGACGAGGAAGAGCGCAAGTTCTATAGCTACATGCGCCCGACCACCGAGTACGACGCCCTTGAGTTCTGGGGTAAGGTCAGCGGTAAGATGCTCATCGAGTGGGGCCTGACCGAGGATGATGTCCCCGATCCAGCCCGTGAGTACGACGCCAATGTCTGGTTGGTAGGCAACTACGTCATCAAGGCAGTGCTCAACTACGATCCGCTGGGGCAGAAGCCCTACGCCAAGACCAGTTTCATCAAGTGCCCCGGCGCGCTCTGGGGTAAGGGCATTCCTGAGATCATCGAGGACCTTCAAGGCGTCTGCAACGCGGCTGCTCGCGCACTGGTGAACAACATGGGGATCGCTTCTGGTCCGCAGGTCGAAATCAACCTCGACCGCATTCCGGCCAACGAAGACATCACTCAGCTTTCACCATGGAAAATCTGGCAGACAGTCAACGATCCTGTCGGCTCATCCTCGCCAGCGATCCGTTTCACACAGCCTGAATCGCGCGCTGCTGAGTTGATGGCTGTGTACGAGAAGTTTAGCCGTCTGGCTGACGACCACTCGGGTATCCCGGCATACGTCTACGGCGACCTCAACGTGCAGGGCGCTGGCCGCACATCGTCAGGTCTGTCCATGCTTATGGGTGCCGCAGGTAAGGGCATCCGTCAGGTCGTGATGCATATCGACTCCGACATCGTGAAGCCCATCGTCGAGCGTCAGTTTGTCTACAACATGCGCTACGATCCTGATGAGTCCATCAAGGGTGACGTTGAAGTGATCGCCAAGGGTGCGATCAACCTCGCGGTCAAGGAGACCATCAATGTGCGCCGTATCGAGTTCCTCAACGCAACCGCCAATCAGTTCGACATCGAAATCATTGGTAAGGATGGCCGCGCCGCGATTCTTCGTGAAGTGGCTAAAGGGTTGCAAATGCCCGTGGACGAAGTCGTTCCATCTCGGGAGAAGTCCGCTTTTGACCAGCAGCAGGCAGCGCTTGCGGCGAGTGCAGTTGCTCAGATGCAATCAACACAGCCCAGCGCTCCGGCACCGACTGACGCAAGCGGCGCTCCCAAAGGTGGGATGGAAGGGAACACGGTCAGTAACCGCGTGAGCGGGAGGGCGGCATGATCCGACCCGACCCTCAAGTAGTAAAGGCGTTCGGCGCTACCGTGAGGCAGTTTCCAGTTCTTCTGGAGTGGCTGCGCGAATGGGAAATGCAGGAACTCCGTCGTCTACCCAGCGTGGTTGACAACACTGGTATCTTTCAGGGCAGATGCCAAGTGCTTGGCGAACTTGTAAAGTTCGCTTCCGATGCCCCCAACCTAGCGGCTGATATATGAGCCGACTAATCAAGCTCACAGATTGGAGCAATTAACATGGCAATTCCAGAGCAAGTTCGTAAGCAGTCCGAAGCCGTACAGGAGTTGTACAAGCAGCTCAATGGTGACTCCGACACAAGCGGAAACGCTGAGGCCGGGACCGGAACCGTTGACTCTGCCGATGACGCATACACGGCTGACGAGAGTGTGAACGATAATGCTGCTCAGGTGTCGGGAGACGAGCACACTACCGGCACAGCAAACACGGAAGATGAGAACTCTGAGACTTATGCTCAGAGGTGGCGATCCCTTCAGGGTTCGTACAACGCCACGGTTCGGCAGAAGACCGAACTGGAACAGCGTGTAACGCAGATGGAGCAGTTGCTGGCGTCACTGTCAGCACAGCAGTCTGATACTCGAAGTCGTGCGGAACAGACACCGGAACAGCCTCAGCGGCTGGTGTCTGATCAGGAGGCAGACGAGTACGGCGAGTCGATTG